TTGTTGTGAATGCTTGATCTGTTTTTGACCACTCGAATAATCCAAAGCTAGTTGATGCAAGGTCAAACCAGTATGTACCATCTGTTGGTTTAGCAGTTGGAGCCGATGCACTTCCTAGTAATTCACTAGTGTCAACATTTGCTCTTAAAACGTATGCTCTGTTGGCAACTCCTAAGAAAGAGTATGCCGCTTGTAGACCCCATTCATTTAATTCATAACCTTGTAATGAATTGCCTGATGCGTCTTGATAAAATTTTGGATCGCCAAAAGTTTCTGTTAATTCTCTTTGAGAAGAAATCAAATAAGCAGTATTGGCATTTGTAGTTTGTGTTCCTGATGCCGTGCTATCGCCTGCTCCGTTCTTCTTGTCTTGTGATGATGCTACTATAAAAAGTGGTGTAGTACCTGCATCTGAAGGTACATAAAAACTCTCGTTTATTACACTTACTTCTACTCCTGGTGCTGTTAATGCCATGTTATGTGTTCTCCTTGCAAGTTTGTACGTATATACTGAAGTATTTATAAGAAACTAGGTAATTCGATACGTAATTTGCTAAAACTGTGGTGCCTATATAGGCAACGTAAATACTTGTATATGAACAATACAGTTAGACCCTTATGTGTAGAATGTAGATCCAAACCTAGAGCATATGCCTATAAGAAAGGTGACAAGATCTATTGGCGTAGACTGTGTGATACCTGTAATAGAAAGAAGCGTAATAAGAAAGTAGGCGGAATCACAGCACTGCAACGTTCAGGATATAAAAAGAAAAACAAGTGTGAATTGTGCGGGTTCAAAGCACAGAATCAAAGTCAATTAGATGTGTTCTTTGTGGACGGAAATTTGAGGAATACTATTGTTACTAATTTAAAAACTGTTTGCGCCAATTGCCAAAGGTTGCAAGGGGTCAAGCGTCTCGGCTGGCGTTTGGGTGATCTTGTTGCTGATGACTAGGTCGTCAATTTTTGCATATAATTCTTCTTTTGTACCATCATTGTCAATAGTAAAATCAAAGTCCCAACCCATCCAATCCCATTCTGATTGATGTGCACCTTTTTGTTGCATTTCTTCTCGTGTGGGTAATTCACCTCTTTTGACTAATATTAATTTTCCGCCGGATTTACGTATCATTTTAAGTTCATTTTGAAATCTAGTATCAGCAATCACAGTTGGCTTACCGTTGTATCTCATCAAGCAACTGTCGATCCATATAGCGTCATGCATGTTTTGACGCATGACTTCTGTGCCAAAGTATTGTAGTACCCAACGAGGGGTTACTTCTTTGCCAAATCGTTCACTCCAAAACTTATCAGGAGTTTCTCTCCAGTGTCTGCTTGATTCAGTTTTGCCTTCCAGCATTTCTCTGTCCCAATTAAACATGGAACTTACAGCATCTTTTAAACTTTTTGCAAATGAATCTTTACGGAAGTTGTGTTTTTGCTCCAGTCTATCTGCGACTGTGCCTTTACCAGAACTTATTAAACCTACTACACCTATTAACATAGATTTATTATACTATTTTTTTAAACGTTTTTCAATCTCTTTTTTGACATCATGAATCTGTGTCAATACCAGTCTACGCATACTCAGTTTCTTTTCTTTTAGGCAATGAATAGAGATGTTTTCTAAATCGTCCACCATATCGGCTAATTCATCTATCGTGCATTTGGTAAGTTTTTTATATTTGGAATCTATCATGATACTACTATTTAAAACACTTTGTGGTAGAGCAATCTAGTACTAGAAGTTAACCAATAACAAAACTGTGTGGAGTGCCGCCTTCTTGGAAGTTACCTATGTCGCCTTCAAGTCTTTCAATTTCTGCTTGGCCTTCTTGTTTTAACGCATCACCGTTAAGCGTTGTTCCGCCTTGCGGGCCAGCAATGGTATTAAATTTTCCCCTTGCTTCACCTAACATAAGTTTAGATACTGCAAGTGTATAATCTCTAATCCATGGCTTAGAATATATGTCTTTGAACAGTGTTATGTCTGGTCTATAGTTGTCAGTGTGCATAAGAACTGTTTCGTTGTCAGCTCTAGGTCTTTGTGTCATTGTTAATTTCTTTGTTGCTACATCAAAATGGAATTGAATAAAACTTCCAAACATTTTCCCCACCATTTCTTGGTATGATGCAAAAGCATAGTAAGTTGCTAGTCCACCTGTTGCACCTGCTCTCAACAAGTATGTGTTTGTGTAGGCCAAGTTGAAAGGTTCAAACAATGTACCACCTTCTCCACCTTCAGTTCTTGATCCAACAGTTCTTCTGTTTAAATTTCTTACGTTGATAACCTCATCTGGTAGAATATATTCGTTTTGATTTTTCTTAAGTTTAAGAAAAGCATAAGATTCTTCCACAGCATTTGATGATCTCTGTCTATATTTGTTAAGTGCTCTAGTTAGAGCAGTTTCGTAGTGTTTAGGGTCTAATTCAACGTCAATCATGCCATCACCTAGGCTGTTCTTAACGTAATCATATATCTCTTGTTGACCTGTTTGAAGTTCTGACATACACATATTTATTACCTTTGCCTGTGCAATAAATATGTATGATATGCCAAGATTGTCCATTTTTAAGCCCGAGAAAGGTAATGACTATAAGTTCTTCGATCGTAACATCAAAGAGATGTTTATCGTGGGTGGAACTGACCTTCATTTTCACAAATACCTAGGGCCATACGATCAAGGTGACGAGAACAAAGACGGAGCGGCATCTCCAACAAATCCGCAATATTCAGGTGATAGTCTGAATGAAAGAACCATACAAGATTTACTATTCTTAGAAAATAGAGACAGAAAATATGCAGACGATGTGTATGTTATTAGAGGCATATACAATGTACAGGATCAAGATTTTAATCTATCACAATTTGGAATGTTTTTATCCAACGACACACTTTTTTTAACTGTACATCTAAATGACATAGTTGAAAGAATAGGAAGAAAACCCATGAGTGGTGATGTAATAGAGTTACCGCACATGAAAGAAGATTATTCATTGGACGAAAGTATACCAATTGCACTGAAAAGATACTACGTGGTAGAAGATGTAAACAGAGCCGCAGAAGGATTTTCACAAACTTGGTGGCCACACTTGTTAAGATTAAAAATGAAATCACTAGTTGATTCACAAGAATACAAAGACATACTAGGTGATGCAACAACAACTGGATCACTTGCAAGTTATATGTCAACTTATAACAGAGAAAAAACAATTAACGAGCAAATAGTTGCTCAAGCAGAATCAGATGCACCCAAGGCAGGATTTAACTACAAGCAATACTATGTTGCACCTATAGACGAAAGAGGAAATATTAGAACTGACAATGTAAACTCTGCACAAAGTAGAGCAAGTTCGTCAAGGAAAGTTAACGCAGTAATAGACACACCAGCAAGTTCACACTATGGATTTTATTTGGACGGAGATGGCGTTGCACCAAACGGAGCACCTGCAGGATTTGGTATAAATTTTCCTACTTCGAATGTGGACAAAGGCGACTACTTCTTGAGAACAGATTACTTGCCAAACAGATTGTTCCGTTATGATGGTGCCAGATGGATTAAAATTGAAGATAGTGTTAGAATAACTACAACAAACAATGATTCTAGAGGCAACTTTAAAACTAATTTTGTTAACAATGCAACAGAATCAACAATAAACGGATTAACAACAAAACAAAGACAGTCTTTAACTAATGCATTAAAACCAAAGGCTGACAATTAAGAATGTTACACTTTTACGAAGGACAGGTTAGAAAATTTTTAACTCAATTCATTAGAATTTTGAGTAACTTTTCTGTGGAGACAGGCAGAGGTAAAGATGGCGAAGTAAATTTAAGAGCAGTGCCTGTTGTATACGGAGATCCCACAAGACAGGTTGCAAGTATTATTAGAAACAACAGTGAGAACGCTTTACAGTATGCCCCAAGAATTGCCGCATATGTTAGAGAATTAAATTATGATAGAGAAAGAATGCAAAATCCTTATCATATTGAAAAACAACATTTAAAAGAACGTGATGTATTAGCAGACGGAAGTTACAGTGATAGATTAGGTGCTGGATATACTGTTGAAAAAGTTATGCCATCTCCTTTTAGATTGGAAGTGTCAGCTGATATATGGACAACAAACACAGATCAAAAACTACAAATTATGGAACAGATATTATATCTGTTTAATCCAGACTTTGAAATACAAAAATCAGACAACTATATTGACTGGACCAGTTTAAGTTATGTTGAATTACAGAACATCACCTTTAGTAGTAGAACGATACCAGTGGGTGCAGACTCAGAAATAGATGTTGCAACATTAACTTTCTCAATGCCTATTTGGCTATCACCTCCAGTTAAGGTTAAGAAGCTAGGTGTTGTACAAAAAATTATAATGAGCATATATGATGACGACGGCGGAATAGCAAAAGGTTTAATAGATGGAGAATTAACATCAAGAAGTTTCATAACACCAAACAATTTTGGATTGTTAGTAACAGGTAATCAGTTAAGATTGTTAGGTAGCACAGGCGTTAATGTTAAGTCAGGTGGTCCTGGATTTCAATCTGGAGCAAATGAGCCAAGTAATTTTGATCCGTTTGAAACATTTGGACCAGCAGTTAACTGGAAAACACTGTTAGAACAGTACGGAAAAGTTGTAAGTGGCACATCGGAAATTAGATTAACACAGCCAAATGGCAACGAAATTATAGGAACTATTGCAACAACCACACTAGACGATACAATATTATTATACAATCCAGATTCGGATACCATACCAAGCAACACGCTGACAGCAGTTAAGAAAATTATTAATCCTGCAACATTTAGTCCAGGCACACCAGCAAACGGTGACAGATATTTGGTTATAAATGATGTGGGAGATTCAACAGCATCCATGCAAAGTGCAACTTGGGGTACACTTGTAGCAACTGTTGGCGATATTATAGAGTACAACAGTGCAACAGGCAAATGGAACATAGCCTTTGATGCTTCAGATCCAGACTCAACACAACATTATGTTACTAACTTGAACACAGGTATACAGTATAGATGGGACGGAACCGAATGGAAGAAGTCCTATGAAGGAATATATGCCGCTGGTAAATGGAGCATAGTACTAGACGGTGGAGCAGATCCAGGATACAATTCAAGCCTTGACGCAACTACTCCATAATTGTTATAATAATACATGGAAAAAAATATAGTATGTTCTGGTGCATTGTTTTATTCGACCAGCACCAAACGTTTCTTATTCTTACAAAGAACTGATAAAAAAACACAGGGCATGTGGGGATTGGTCGGTGGACAGGCCAAGTACACAGAATCAGCATTTGAAGGATTGAAAAGAGAGATCACAGAAGAAGTAGGTGGCTTGCCCAAGTTTAAAAAAATAATTCCTCTAGAAATGTTTACATCAAATGATCAGAAGTTTTTCTTCCACACATATCTCATAGCCATCGACGGGGAATTTATTCCTAAACTAAATGACGAACATTCAGGATACTGTTGGACTGCGTTTGAATGTTGGCCCAAGAATTTGCACATGGGTCTTAAAAATACACTGAATAATAAAAGTATAAAAGGTAAGTTACAAACTATACTAGACTTGATTGTCTAGCCAGCACTGATTTTCAAAGTACCACTATCGTTCCACAGTTGTCCTGCGTTGCTTGGGTCACTTGTTGGCAAGTTTGTCATCATCACAACAGCATTCGAGAATGTTTTCGCACCTGATATAGTTTGTGTTGTGCTTGTTAACACCTGCAAGTCAGTTGCCGCTCCACCTGACGTTCTCAACATCTGTACCCTGTAACCATTAACAGTTGTAGAACCTCCACTGGTGCTTGACGCTGACAATGTCACAGTCGTGCCTGATAATGATGCTGTGAATGTTAATTGATCTGTACCTTTAGAACTAATTCCTGTGCTGGCAACGTAAGCATCTGTACCATCTGACACTACAAAAACTTCTGCTATAGAATCATCACTTGCACCTGCATTGTGTCCAGTGATAACATAGTGACAACCTGTTGCACCGTCTGTTGTAAATGTGTCTATCTGTGTGGCACTGCTTGATACTGTGGTTGCACCCACTGTCCTTGTGTTGGTACTTGTTGCCGTACTTTGTGCATCTGACAGTAGAACCCTGTACATTTTTACTGCTGTGTTTGGCTCGTTTCCTGTTGCACGTAGTCTTACAGTGCTTCCGCTGATGTCTGCGGTCAAACTTATTAAAGGATCATTACCAGTGTGTACGTCGTTGTATGTTGTAATAAAGGCGTCAGTTCCGTTGTGGACGACCATACACTCAATGTTTTGTAGTTCTG